AAAAGGAACTACAGCATTAGAGAAGTATTTTAGAATATTTATCTTAGGACAAGCTGCTCTATATGGTAATGAGGAAGCAGTTGAGGAATTTAATAAAGCAGTTTCTGATAATACAGAAATATTAAATGAAAACTCTGTACAAGTATTTGGATCAACAGGATTTTCACAAGATTTCTTTAATGTTATAGCAGAGGGTAGAAAAGCATATTCATCTTATACACAGGGTTTAAAAGATAATAGAACTCAAGTTTTAATTAATACAGCACAAACAAAAAAATATGGAGATGAGATTAATAAAAAATTAAATCCAATATTTGGAGAATCTAATTCCTTACTTTTGTCAAACATACAGCTTGAAATAGAAAGAAAAAAAATATTAGACTTAATATCTAGTGGAAATAAAAATGTTGCAGTAGCTACAGCACAAAGGAATCAAGCAGCTAAAGAATTACAAGAATTACAAATAGAAGAAAATGTTAGAGATGCAGAAGCTGCAATTAGAAAAGCTGAATTACAAACACAAATAGCATTATTAACTGAAGCACAATCAAAAGGAAAAGATGTTACTTTAGATCTTGCATTAGCAGAGGCACAACTTGCTGAAGCTGAATTTGAATTAGCTAATGATTCAGATAGATTAAAAGTTGCTAGAGATGCTTTAACAATAGCTGAAAATAATTTAGAAACTGCATTAAAAAATCAAGAAAAAGCTAGGGCAGCAGTAAGAGAAGCATTAATTGGAGATATTGATGATACTAATACTGATACTGAATCCAGACACAAAAATGCAGCTGCTATAGATGCACAAAGAATAGCTTTAGAAAAATATAGTCATATGCTTTTTGACCCAAATAAAGTTAGACCTATTGTTAGTAAGCCAACTTTTGATGAGGGTGTGCATTTTGGAGAGCCTACTTTTCCAATTACAGGAGGTGTTGATACACCTGCAGATATACTTGCAAATCAAAGTAATTTAATGACAGGAAATAATGGTAATGGTGGAGATACAACAGTTATTATTCCTGTATCTATTGGAGATGAAAAAATAGAGGAAGTTGTGCAAAAAGTTAATACAAGAATACAAACACAGGGCAAAACTTTTGCTATAAGATAATGAGTGTTGCTTTTGATTCTAATGTTAATTTAATCTGTGAAATAGCTTTTGATAGCAATCCACTTGATAACACACAAACTTGGACAGATGTATCAGCTTATTTAAGAAATTTTGAAACTTCTAGAGGTAGAATTAGCCAATTAGCAGAGTTCCAGACAGGAACAGCTACAGTTACTCTAGATAACAGAGATAATAGATTTAGCCCAAATCAAACAACTTATTATTATGATGCAACTAATGGCAGAACTAAAATACAACCTCTTAAAAGGCTTAGAATAAGAGCTGAGTATGATTCTACAACTTATGATCTATTTCATGGCTTTGTAGAGAGTTTTCCTGTGCAATATGCAGGACAGGGTTATGATGCTTCTACTAAATTAAGAGTAGTAGATGCTTTTAAACTATTCTTTAATGCAACTTTAGATGGTATTGGATGGCAGTTAGGTATATCAAAACTTGGATCTACTACTAGATTAACTTTATCTCAAGCACAAGAATTAAGCTCTGTGAGAGTTAAAAACATACTTGATAGCTTTGGTTATAGTAATCAAGCTATCTCTACAGGACAATTACAAGTTCAAACACAATCAGAAACAGATGACTTATTAACAGCTTTAAGAAAAGTAGAAACTGCTGAAAATGGTACTTTCTTTATAGCAGCTAATGGAGATGCAACATTTAGAGATAGAAACTTTAGATTAGTAAATACAACAACTCCAGATGCTACTTTTGGGCAGGGAGTAGGAGAATTACCTTATGTTGATATTATTAGCTCCTATGATGATAATAAGATTGTTAATACAGTACAGAGAACAAGAACAGGTGGATCTACACAGATTGCTATAGATTCAGACTCTGTAGAGAGATTTGGAACTCATGTTTTAACAGAATCTGGAACATTAAATGTTTCTGATGCCAATGCTTTATCAATAGCTAGTCAGAAAGTAGTAGCTAATTCTATACCACAAACAACAATAGAGAGCTTATCTTTTGCTCCTCAACAAGACATAAATTTATGGGAAAAAGCACTAGGATTAGATATAGAAACTTATGATTTGTTTATAGAAAGAATAAGGCATAAAGTAGATGCTAGAAACAAGACTTGGAATTGGCAGATTGGTTTATCTCCTGCTGAAACAGGAGCTTGGATTCTAGGAGTTAATAGGTTAGGAATTGACACAAACTTAAGTTATACTTAGAAAGAATTAAGGAGATTTTATAAATGGCAGCAGGTAATTGGGTAGATTGGAACACAGGAGATCTTGTAACAGCAGCAGCATTTCAGGATATTCAAGATTCTATAGTTTTTATTTATGCCTCAGAAGCAGCAGCAAACACAGCTCTAACTAATAAAGTAGAGGGAACAATCTTTTATGATACAACTGCTGATGTTATTAAGGCTTGGAATGGATCAGCTTGGATAAGTGCAGAAACAGGAGATATTGAGGGAGTTACTGCAGGAACTAACTTAAATGGTGGTGGTACTTCTGGAACAGTAACAGTTAATCTTGATTCAACTGTAACAAGTATTGCACTTCAAGATTATTCAGAGGTTGATGTAGCAGTTACTTCTTCTTCTGGAGTTATTGCAATAGATATGAACAATGGAAATACTGGATCTATAACACTTACAGAAAACATCACAGATATAGACTTTACTAATGTTCCAACTAATGGAGTTTCAACATTTACACTACAAATCACACAAGATACTACAGATAGAACAGTTGCAATTAATGCAGTTACTGTAAATGGTGGTGGTAATGTTACTGCAAAAACAGCAGGTGGTGGTGGATATACAGTTTCAACAGGTAGTGGTGCAATAGACTTAGTAACATTTTTGTTTTTAGATGCAGGTACACCATTACTTAATGCACTACAGAATTTTAGTTAGGAGTAACTTATGCCATTAGGTGCAGCTAGATTTGGACTTCTAGGTGGAGTTGCAGATTTAGGAAAATTAGAATTAATACATACTGAAAATGCAAGTTCAGTTTCAAGTGTAGATTTTCAAGAAAGTGCAGGAACTTTTGACACATCTTATAATGTTCATTTTTTAACTTATAATGATATAACAACTAGTGTTGATAATATTTCTTTAGATTTACAATTTTATGAAAGTGGAGTATTAGAAACTGCAAGTGTTTATCAAGTTGCACATCAATTTGGAAGTCCTGAAAGTTTTGGGGAAAATAAAACTACTAGTTCAACTATTATTAGATTAACTTGGGGACTTGGAACTGTTGCTAGAGAAACAGGATCAGGTTATAAATATTTATATAATTTATCTGATAGTTCAAAATATAGTTTTACAACAGGACATTGGACACAATTAGAACAGGGAACATCAAGTTATTATTTTGGTTTTGGAAGTGGAGTTTTACCACAAGCAAGTACAGTAAATGGATTTAGATTGAAAGTTTCAAGTGGTAATTTTTCAGGCACACTATCTCTATATGGAATTGCAGAAAGTTAGATTATGGCAGGTAATTTAGAATTTATAAACTCTGTAAATGTTACTGGTGGCTCATCAGTAGTAAATTTAGATAATGTTTTTTCAGAAAAATATGATGTTTATAAATTAGTGGTTACTGATTTTGTTCCTAATAGTTCAGAAAACTTATTATTTAGATTATTAGATAGTAGTGGTAGTGCATTAACAGATAGTAGTTATGATGTAGCAACATTAATTCTAAGAAATAATACAAGTTTTGGGGAAGTAAGGGTTACAGGTACAACTTATTGGACTTATGGGGGTTATGTAACATCAACTACCACACAAGGTTTTGGTTTGGAAATGGATATATACAATCCATTTTCTAGTTCAAGTTATACTTTTGCTAATTTAACTTCGGTAAATGGTGCTAGTGCTGATATGGGTAATAAAAATATTTATGTTTATAAACAAACAACAAGTTCAAGAGGTTTGCAATTAACAAATGCATTTAGCAGTTTAAAAAATTTAAAAGCAAGTATGTATGGAGTTAAATAATGGCAGGTAGCTTAATAAAAATAGATGAAGAAATAGTTACATCAGCAGTAGCAAGTGTAACTTTAACAGGTATTGATAGCACTTATGATGTGTATATGATTAAGTTTGAAAATGTTAAACCAAGTACAGATAACAAAGATTTAAATATGCAATTAACAACAAGTGGAACACCAGATACAAGTTCTAATTATGATTATGCACATAAAATTCTAAGAGCAGATACAACATTTACTAATATTGGAGTAACTAACACAGATAGATTTTCTTTAGTTTCTGGTGTTGGTAATACTACAGGGGAAAGAGCAAATGGTGTTATTTACTGTTTTAACTTTAACAATGCTAGTGAGTACAGTTTTGTAACTTATGAAATGTCAGCTTTCAATGCAGATATAAATACAGTATTAGGAAATACTGGGGGTGGAACATTGACAGTTGCACAAGCCACAGATGGTGTATTTTTTTATAATGAAAGTTCAGATAATTTTGCAAGTGGCTCAACTTTCAGTTTATATGCTTTAAAGAAGTAAGTATAAGAAATATATAGTAAGATAGGAGAGATATGGCAACATTAGAAGAATTTCAAGCAGAATGTAGATCAGAACTTCAAGCTCTAAGAGATGGAGATGGGATCTTTAAACAAGTCAACAATGAAAGATTACCTATATCTGATGATGATTTTGAACAGATGGTGGTAGATTGTGCTAATTCTAAGTTTGATAAGCAAGAAAATGGCTACAAAGAGGCTAGATTAGCTGAATATCCTAGTTATGGAGAGCAATTAGATTACATTTATCACAATGGCTTAGAGGCTTGGAAAACAGATATAATACAGCCAATTAAAGAAGCTCATCCTAAACCAGAATCTCCATAAATTTGTCATAGTATTTAACTATCCTAGACTTATAGGAGGTTGAATAATGAAATCATTAACTCAATACTCAGAACAGCAGGGCAAAAGACCAACAGGGCAATTTGCTGCAACTAGGTTTATATTAGATAATCCAGAAGCAAAAGCAATATTCCTTAAAGTGGCAAAAGAAGCTGAAGAAGAGTATTTATCTGATACTATAGCTGCACAATATCTAGTAGATAATTATAAGCAGTTTAAACATCTCAATTACAACACAGTAAGGAGATACTTTAAGGATTATAGAGATGGCAGAATCAAATAATCTAAAGAAGTTTGCAGAAACTGTGCAGGATAGAGATCCTAGAAAATCTAAAAAGAAAATAGAACATCCTAAAGGTTTTAATCCTAGTGTTTCTTATTCACAGCAAACTAAATCTGGAGAAATAGTATCTGAGCCACAAAAAGAGAACAAAATAGATTGGAAAGAGCAGTTAGAGAGCTATTTTGGTGCAGATGCAAAGAATTATAGAGTTTTAGAGGACACAGCAGAGATTAGATTTTGGGATATGGCAGGTAATCCTCCACAGAGATTATATTACTTTAAAGCAAAAATTGTATCTAATAAGGCTTATATGCCTGATGATGATTTTAAGAAGATTTTACAAGAAGCTAAAAGAAAAAAGCCAAAGCCTAAGAAAAAACCTGTTAAAGATTCTAAAACATTTGTTATTTGCTTAAGTGATTTTCAGGTAGGAAAAGCAGGTACTGAAAATGTTGTAGAAAGATTTGTTGATTATATTGATAAAACTGTAGATCACATTAAAACTTTACAAAAATATGAAAATATTAATCAAGTTCTTTATGCAGGATTAGGGGATATTTTAGAGGGAACTTGTGGCTTCTATCCTATGCAAGAATTTTCAGTTTCTTTAGATGCTAGACAGCAACAAAAAGTAGCTAGGAGAATGATTTATAGATTAATTAAAGAAACTATTCCATTATTTGATAAAGGTTTAGTTGCTTTTATTGGTGGTAATCATGCTGAAAATAGGAAAAATGGCAAAGCCTATACATCTTTTGGAGATAATAAAGATGTTATGTTAGCTGAGGAATTACAGGAAATATTTAAAGAAGCACCTGCATATAAAGATAAATTAGATTTTATGATTCCTGAAAATGAACTAAGTTTAACTTTTGAAATATCAGATGTAGTAATCAGTATGATTCATGGACACCAACTTAGATCAGGCACCAATGCACAGGCTAAACAAAGAAATTGGTTAGCTAATCAATCTCTAAGCAGGAATGCTATTAGTGATTGTGATATTTTATTATCTGCTCATTTTCATTTTTTTAGTGCTTATGAAACATCTGATAGGTTATTACTTCAAGCATCAACAATAGATGATGGCTCAGAATGGTTTGAAAATACAATGGGAGATAAATCTAGGGCAGGATTAACTACTCTTGTAATTGGTGGATCTGAAAAATGGAGTAATATAAGAGTAATAAGGTAACTTATGAAAGAAATAACAAGAGATCAATGGGGGGCTAAACCTCCTAAAAAATCTTACTCTAAAAATATAGATATAAAAGGATTAGCAGTTCATTACTCTGCTATGGCAGCTCCTAAAAATGAATTAGAGGAGATACAACAATTAAAGAATATACAAAAATTTCATCAAGTAGATAGAGGATGGAATGATATTGCTTATAGTTTCTTGGTTGGAG